GCTCGACGGTATCGCCCGCGGCGAGCGGCACCATGGTCTGCAGCCAGATCGCGGTGGCGAGCGAGACGTGGGTGGCGGAGATTTCGCCGAGGGAGCCGCGGATTTCGGTGGTGCCGTTCAGGACGAGCCGCCCCCGCATGCGGGCGGTGGTGCTGGCATTGACCTTGTACATGAGCGTCGCGCCAAAGAGGTAGGTCCCGTCCACCGGTGCCACGAAATGGTTGTTCGCGGCGTCGAAGGCACCCTGATCGTTGTAGTCGGTGTTGTTGAGGCCAATCTTCGTCCAGGTCCCGACGCCGACATAGTTGTCGTAGTTGGTGTACGCCTTGAACCGGGGCAGCCGGGGCTGGTCAACGATGCCAGTGGCGTTGTCGACGCTGAGCCCGTCGAAGAAGGTGCTGCCGTCGGCGGAGACCGCGAGCCGGAACCGGTCCGACCCGAACAGCCCCACCAGCGCCTTGGTCACGAAGCCGGTCTGCAGGGTCAGCCCGAGATCGTCGCCTGCGGCCTCCTTGTTCATGGTGTAGAACAGATCACCGGTGCCGCCCTCGGCCGCGGTCTTCGCCGTCCAGAGCGCAGCGTTGAGCTTGGCCGAGAACGGGTTCGCCGCATCCGCTGTCGTGCCCAGCCCGAGCAGCGCCAAGTTCTGCAATGCCGCAGGCGTAGTCCCGACCCAGGCTGCACCGTCGTAGATCAGCAGCAATCCTTCGTCCTCGACCCAAGCCCGCCACCCGGTGCGTGGCGGCAGGCGCAGCCAGACGCCGTCCGTCCAGAGCGCGACGTTCAGGTCCCAGCCCGCCCAGTCGCCCGTCGCGCCGGAGCCGACGATGTGGCGGTCGCCATCGGCAGGCGAACCGGGCGGCGCGGTCAGATCGCGGTCGAGCACGGAGAGTTGCACGAGCCCATCGAGCAGCCGCAGCGCCTCGTTGTGGGTGACATGCTTCTGGGCCTGCGCCGCGAGGATGTACGGCAGCAGGAGATGGGTCGTCGCATCGGACATGGGATGGTCCTCAGAAGATCAGCGTGACGGTTTTCGGTGCGCCCCGCCCGACGAGGGCGGAGAGCTGGAAGATGCGGACGGTGAGGCTGTCGCCGGGACCGAGCGGCGCGCCCCAATCGGCGGTCTGCTGGGCGGCGGTGTAGGCCGCGCTGGTGGTGTTCGAAGACAGCACTCGCTTCACCGTCGCGCCGTCGAGGATCTCGACCTCGTAGGCTTCCAGATCCTCCGCCATCGGCACCTCGAGCCCGCCCCAGCTGTCGGCCGAAAGCGCGCGGGACCGGCGTGTCCAGCGGATCGTCAGATCGCCGGGCGCACGCGGCGTGCGCCACGGCTGCTCGACGTGGACGACCGAGAACGGCCGCAGCCCGACGCCTTCCGGCGCGAAGGCTTGTGCCACGTAGGTCTCGTCCGTCACCGGGCGGCTTGCGGGGCCGATGCGCCAGTTCCACGGCAGCCCGAGATCGGCTTCGGCGATCGGCAGCGCCGCGAGGCGCTCGTCAAGCACGACCACCCGCGCGCCTGCCGGAGCCGGGTTGCCCATCGCGCCCTCGGTGCCGCGCTGACCGCGCAGGAGCCAGGTCAGCCTGTATCGACCCGGCGCGAGCAACTCGGCCGCGCCCGCCTGCACGATCTCCCAGACGCCCGACGCGGTTTCCACCGCCAGCGCGTTGGCCCCGCCGAACAGCGTCAGGTCCGTGACGCTCTCCAGCGTCCCGGTCAGCAGATCGACCACCAGCGCATTGCCGAAGTCGAAGCGCGAGGTGGGGCCCGCATAGAGGTCCCAGACCAGCGCCCCGATCCGGGCGCGGCTGCCGAACGTGGTCAGCAGCTCGAACCCATCCGTGGAAGGACTGCGGAACACCGCCATCTCGCCCGGCCACGGTACTGCATGCGCCGCGACCAGCGGCCGATGCGCGGGCTGGTCCTCGATAAGCTGCGGCAGGTCCATCAGCACCGCATGCGGCGTGCCGAACACGACGGCGCGGGTCAGCGACGCCGCGCGGGGATCGCCGGGCGGCAGATCGTAAGTCGCGCGGTCCTGGCGGACCGCCTCGATGCCGCGCGCCTCGGCGTCGGCGATGGAGACGAGCCGCAGATCGACCAGCCGCCCGTCATGCTCCAGTTGGATCGGGTCGGCCGGATCCAGCGCGAGGCGCGAGGGCGGCAGACGGAACGCCGCCGTCTCGCGCCCGACCCATGCTTCCATCAGCGCGCGACGGCAGCGCCGCTCGGCTTCTTCGGGCGGGACCGCCATCGGGAAGGACTCCGAGACGATCCGGGTCGTGTCCACGGTGATGCGCCGCGCCTCGACGAGGGCGGCGTCGTAATCCTCGTCGGCGCGGGCGACCTGCCACTTCAGCGCCTGCGGCAGCTCGGTCTCCTGGCCGCGGGTCAGTTCCAGCACGTCGCCCTCGCGGGCGGCCACCAGATCGTCGGGCGCAAGGGTGGCGACGGAGGCCCGGCCGCGCATGATGAACCGGATCACGCCCTCGGTTTCGACGGCGTCGAAGCCGAAATGCCGCGACAGCGCGGTGATCGAGGCCCGCGGGCTTTCGAGCGCCGTGATTGCGTAGCCCTCGACCGCGCCCCAGAGGCCGGTGACGTCGATGCGATCCTTGGGCAGGCCCGCGCGCAGGCAGAGGTGCCGGACCAGCGCCGCCAGCGACACCGCGCCGAGCCGTCCGGTCAGCCAGTGGCCGAGTCGCCAGTTCGCGCCGTCCGTCCAGACGTCGGTCAGCGCCGGGAAGAACGGATAGGGCCGCGCATCCCAGGTCCAGGCGGCGCATTCCGGCACATGCACCATCCGGCCGCCGTAGACCGAGGACACCGGGTTGTTCGCCGGTGTGCCCCACCAGAGGTACGTTGCCTCGAGATACGCCCGCTGGATCGCATCGTCGCGCCAGCCCCGCGAGAAATGCGGCGTGAAGCTTTCCGAGGACTTCGGGTCGAAGAAGACGTTCGGCTGGTTGGTGCCCCGGTCGATGGCGGGACAGCCCAACTCGGTGAACCAGATCGGCTTGGACTCCGGCGCCCATGCCGTCGGCGTCCCACTCTCCACCCCGCCCGGGCGATGATAGTGCGGGTTCGACCACCAGGCCCGCAGATCCTTGTAGCGAAAGACCCATGGCTTGCCCGACGAGCCATCTGTGATCGCGGTGCGGACCTGCGCGGTGCGATCCGCCGCGCTGGCATAGAACCAGTCGAAGCCTTCCCCGCCCGCGATGTTCGCCTGCAGGTAGGCGCGGTCGTAGATCGCGGGCCAGCCCTCGGCCGCGTCGGCGTGCTCGAAGCCGTCCCGCCAGTCGGAGAGCGGCATGTAATTGTCGATCCCGACGAAATCGATCTCCGGATCGGCCCAGAGCGGATCGAGGTGGAAGAACACGTCGCCACTGCCGTCGCTGGGCTGATGTCCGAAATACTCGCTCCAGTCGGCGGCGTAGCCGATCTTCGTACCGGACCCGAGGATCGAGCGCACATCCGCGAGCAGGTCTCGATACGCCTGCACCGCCGGATAGGTGGCCGCGCCCGACCGGATTGTGGTCAGCCCCGGCATCTCGGTGCCGATCAGGAAGGCATCGACCCCGCCCGCCGCCGCGCAGAGATGGGCGTAATGCAGTACCATGCGCCGCAGACCCCAGTCGCCGGGCGTGCCCGTCCACGAAACCGACTGACCTGTGACGCTGAAGCTCGCGGGCGTGGCCGCGCCGAACAGCATCGCCACCTGCGTGGCGGCCGTGGCGGTCTTGTCCACGGTCCCGACGAAACCGGCCGCCGGAGAACAGGTGATCCGCCCCCGCCACGGGAACGCGGGCTGGCCGGTCTCGGCCGCGTTGTCGGAGTACGGGTTCGGCAGCGTGTTGTCGGGCGGCACGTCCATCAGGATGAACGGGTAGAAGGTGACGCGCAGCCCGCGGGCCTTCATCTCCTGGATCGCCTGCACCACGGCGAAGTCGGAGGGCGTGCCGCCATAGACCGGGCGGTCCTGGTCATCGCGGCTGACGAGGAAGGCGCCGGCGCGGCTGACGCCGTTCACCGACCAGCTGGCGGGCGTGGTCGACTTGGCCGACACCTCGACGCCCGGCTGCACCTTGCACGATCCCGCGCGCAGATCGTCGCCGAACCACGCCACCACGAGGCTGACGCTCTCGACCGCCGGGGCCATCGCCTGCAGCCTGTTCAGTGCCTCCACCATGTCGGTGGAGTCGGCCAGCGCGTTCAGGTTCTCGGGCACCGTCGCGCCGCCATCGGTCTTGCGGATGGCCTGCGTCGCGTAGGTGAACTCGCCCGAGGCCGGGATCATGGTGACGGCGCGGGTCAGTCCCTCGGCGGTGTCGGGATCGGCGAGCGGGCGGAACACCTCGAAGGACAGCTGCGGCAGGCGGTTGCCGTAGGTCGAGAGCGCCAGTTCCTCGAAGACGGCATAGGCGGTGCCGCGATAGGCAGGCGTGCCGGCCGCGCCCATCTTCGCCGCGATGAAGTGGTCAGCCGTCTGCGTCTCGTCGCCCGGGTACCAACGCCAGGTGACGCCGGAGAGGTCCATCGGCTTACCGTCGGCCCAGATGCGGCCGATGCCGGTGATCGGGCCCTCGCACAAGGCGACGGCGAAGGAGGCGTAGTACAGATACTCGGTCGTCTTGACCTTGCCGCCCCCGCCGCCCTTGCCGCCGCCCTGCGTGGTGGTCCTGGTCTCCTCGCGGAAATCGGTCGCCCAGATGATGTTGCCGCCCATGCGCATCCGGCCGTAGAGCCGCGGGATCACCGCGCCTTCGGTGGCCGAGGTGATGCGCAGCGTGTCGAGCCGCGCGCCCTCGATGCGCTGCGTCGGCGCCAGCGAGGAGATGATCCAGCTGTCGACGACCGAGCCGATGCTCGAGCCGATGAAGCCGCCGATGGTGGCGGCGCTGACGCCGAGGATCGCGCCGCCGATGCTGCCGCCAATGGCGGCGCCGGCGGCGCCGAGAACAAGCGTTGCCATGTCGGGGTCTCAGCGTTGCGGGAAGAGGAAGGCGAAGGCGATGCGCCGCCGCCAGGATTGGGTGAGCGGTTCCTCGATCACGCCGAGCCGCTCATAGGCGTGGAGGAAGCTGTCGGGCGCGGTCAGGATCCCGACATGCTTTGCGATGGCACAGGGCTTCATGCGGAAAAGGACCAGCGCGCTGGGACCGGCTGCCGTTGGTTCCATCTCGATCATCATCCGCCGCGCGCCCTCGGCCAGCACCTCGCGCGGGCCGGTCTCGCCCCAGTCCCGGCTGTAGGGGGGGATCGGGAACGGCTCGGGGCCGACGACCTCGCGCCAGACGCCCCGGGCGAGCCCAAGGCAGTCGCAGCCGACACCGCGCAGGCTCGCCTGGTCGTGGTACGGCGTGCCGAGCCAGGACCGCGCGATGGCGATGACGCGCGCCGGGTCGGCCGATGCCGGAGGTTGCGTCACAGCACGAACCCCTCGTGCCCGCCGTCCTTGGTGGCGTAGCGCAGCACGGCATCCTGGCCGGGGATGTGCGGGAAGCCGCGGAAGTTGACGGTGTTGGCGAACTTCGCGCCGCAAGTCTCGATCCGCTTGTCGCAGCCCGCGCGGATGGTGAACGCATCGCCCTCGGCGATCGCGCGCACCGGCGCTTCGAGCAGGGTCAGGATCGCCACGCCGTCGGTCACCTCATGGCCGAGCACCTCCGTCCGCCGTCCCGCATTAGCGCCGCTGGTCCATTCGATGGTGCCAAAGGTGAACCAGCCGGAGATGAATGCACCCAGCCCCGAGGCGGTGATGGCTCGGTCGCGCAGGAGATCGATCACCGCGCCGGTTCCCTTGAAGGCAGTAGCCTCCAGATCGACGCCGCAGCGCGCGTCGCCAAGCGCGGCATCGCAGGTCGCCTGGAAGGTCCGCCCGACTGTCTGGCCCAGCACGTGGGCGAGCGAGCGGACCTCCGCGACGAAGGCGAGCCGCCCACGCCGGATCTGGCCGATGGCCCCGCGGCGCATCAGCACGCGCTGGCCGTTGTCCGCCCAGTTCACCCGCCAGACCTCGACCTCGGCGTTGTCCCAACGGCCGTCGAGAATGTCGGTCTCGGTGATGCGATCCGAGGTCAGCACACCCTCGGCATCCTGCGCGTCGACCGAGAGGTCCGAGCCCGAGCGCACCTCTGAGGCCGTGAGCCCGCTCTCCGGCTCGAAGTCGGTGCCGTCGAAGGCGAGCGTCCGGTCGTGGTCGGTGAAGCCGAAGGCGACGCCGTCGGCACGGGTGATCCGCCAGCACCAGGCGAGCGTCGTCGTGCCGTCGTCGAGATGGGCCTGCAGGGCGGGATCGAGGGTCTTCATCGGCGCAGTTCCAGCAGCGGAATGGAGGTGATCGAGCCGAGCCGCTCGAGGTCGAGCGTCACGTCAAGCGCATCGGTGTCGAAGCGGACCGGCACGTCGAACTCGAAGCCCGCGGTTATGGCGACGCCAGCGCCCGGCGCGGCGCTGAAGGTGACGACGCCAGTGGCGGTGTCGACCGACCACCCGGAGGGCTGCTCGATCCCGCCAAGCGCGACGCGCACGGTGCCCGCCACCGGCTTGGCGATGGCGCGCGACCAGGATTGCGCGCCGGAGGCGTAGCGCTTGACCAGATGAAAGGCGGTCGTCGCGCCGTCGCCGGTGCCGATCGCCTGATTGGTGGGCGACGGCGTGCCCGAAGGCAGGCAGGACTTGTGATCGCCCCAATCCTTGAACCGGAAACCGTGCAGGCGCCCGTTGCGCGCCTCGAAGAAGGCGACGACCGCCGCCAGATCGTCGGCGCGGCGAATGCCATAGGCGACGTCGTAGCGGCGACGCGAATTGGCCCAGCTGGCGTTCCTCTCCTCGTCGCCCGAGGCGAGCTCGACGATCTGGGTGCGCCGCTCCGGCCCGCCCCGCGCGCCGCGACTGATGTTGTCGGGAAACCGGACCTCGTGAAACGCCATCACATACCCCTCCGCCCGAGCGAGACAGCGCGCGCGATGTCGGCCGCGACCTGCGTGCGGGACTGCCGGAAGCTCTCGGCATCGCGGGCCATGATGGTGACGTTGACGCCGCCGCCCGCGCCGTAGCTCTGCGCCTCGCGCCGCGACAGTACCCGTTCGCCGCGTTGCAGGATCGCGGGCACCTCGTCATGGCGCAGCCCCGCCATGCCGCCGCCATGCATCCGGGGCGCAGCGGCAAAGGCCATCGCCGGGACCATGCGCGACGGCCCAGCCGATCCGACCATGCCGCCCGCGTGCAGGACGCTGGCGAAGACGCCGCCAGGACCGGAGAACACGCCGGAGAGCGCATTTGCGATCGGCCCGAGGATGAACCGGCGCGCCGCGAGCTGGGCGAGATCGGCCAGCAGCGAGGTGACGAGATCGCGGAAGTTCAGCTTCCCGGTCTTCACGAACTCGCCGACCGCGTTCTCCGCCGACTGGAACGCGCCGACGAGGCTCTGGCCGATGTCCCCGCCGATCTCGCGGGCCTTGCTGGCGTAGTCCGACAGCGCCGCCGTGACGGCCTGCCAGCCGGTGACGGCAGCTTCGGTCGCGGGCTCCGCCGCAGCGGCGGCAGCCCCGGCCGCCGCACCGGCACCTGTTGCAGCGCGCCCGGCTTCACCAAGCGCCGTCTCCAGCCGTTCGGCTGCGCCGGTGGCCTCGGTCAGCACATCGGCACTGGCCTCGTCGGTACCGCGCACCGCGTCGCGCAGCGCCTGCCAGTTTTCGAGGGGTGCGCGCGCGCCTTCCGCCAAGTCGCGCGCGGCGCCCCGGTAGACATTCGCGGACTCGAGCGCGCGGGCGGCCGCCTCGGTCAGTCCGAGATCGGGCGCTGTGAGTGGATTGTCCTCGAAGGCGCGGTCGAACGCCGCCTGCGCCGCCGTCGTGGCGGCACTGGCTGCCCCCTCGAAGCGGTTCTCGATCTCGCCGAGATCGAGGTCGGGCACCAGCGTGATGCGGCGCTCCGACCCCAGCGCTTCCAGCCCCTGGTTGATGCCGCCAATGAAGCCGTTGATGCGCGAGACCACGCCGTTCAGCATCGCCTCGACGCCGTCGACCAGGCTGTTGGCCGCCTGGAACGCCAGATCGCCGATGGCAGCAGGCAGCAGGCCCCAGATCGCCTTGATCGCCTCGTAGGCGCCCTCGAACGTGTTCGCGGCGGTGTTGCCGAAGCCCACGACGCTCTCCATGGCGCTCTGCATGCCGGAGGCGGCGTCCGCCTTCAGGTCGAAGAACATCGCCGTGGCGGCTGCACCCGCCGCAGCGGCGCCCATGCGGATCCGCTCCCAGACCTCGACCGCGAGGTCCTTCAGTAGCGACATCGCCTCGCCAAAGCCGCCCGCGCCGGACACGAGGCGGGTGAACTGATAGACGAGCTCGCCCGCGCCGACGATCAGCGCGCCTATGCCGGTGCGGATCAGCGCCCCGCGCAGGACGACCAACGCCGTGGCGAGGCCCCGCACGGAGAGCGCCGCCGCAGCCATGCCGGCGACCCAGCGACCGGCGAGGAAAGCTGCGAAGGTGGCGGCATAGGTGGTCAGGCGGCCGATGTTGTCGAAGAGCCCGCGGATCGCGATGCCCAGCGGCCCGGTGCGGCTTGAAACAGACGCCATCGCATCTGCGACCGCTTCCAGTGCGGGTGCGGCGGCAACCGCCAGCTGGTTCGACAGCCCGCGCCAGATCAGCCCGAGCCGGGAGATGGCATCGTTCGTCCGCTCGATCTGGTCGGCGTCCTGTTCGGAGACGACCACTCCGAACGCGAGGACGTCCTCGGTCGCCTGGCGCAGCGTCGCGGTGTCGATCCGCGACATGGCGATCGAGCCTTCTTCGCCGAAAAGCTGGCCCGCGACAGCCGCGCGTTCGGCGGCGGGCACGAAGCTCTCGATGGCGGCGTTGATCGCGCCGACGCGCTGGTCCAGCGGCAGGGCGATCAGCTCGCTGGCGGAAAGGCCCAGCCGGTCGAGCGCGTCGGCGGCAGGGCCGGTCCCGGCGGCCGCCTGGCTCAGGCGACGGGTGAGATCCTTGGTCGCCTGTTCGATCCCGGACATCGATACGCCGGCCAGTTCGCCCGCGCGCTCCAGCGTCTGGATCGAGGCGACAGTGGTGCCGAGGGCCTGGGCCAGCTTGGCCTGCGCATCGACCGTCTGCAGACCGGAGCGGATCATCGCCACGCCCGCCGCGGCGGCAGCTGCAACTGCGGCAGCAGCGGCTACGGCAACGCGACGGGAAAACGCCGCTAGCCTCGCGTTCGCCGCCTCCATCTCCCGGCTGAGCCGACCGAAGCCGCGCGACCCGGCCTCGCCGACACCTTCCAGCTCGGCGCGGACCTGCCGACCGCCCACGGCCGCGAGGCGGACGCTAACCCGTTTTTCCGCCATGGGAGTGATCCATCTGTTCGTTGAGTTTGGCGACCATCACCGCCTCGATGACGGGCAGCAGTTCGGCCATGGCGAGCGGTGGCACGCCGAGCGCGTCACCGAGCGCCAGTGCCGCAGTCATGTCCCAGCCAATCACTGCGCCGGGCAGGACGCGCAGCTGGCCTCCGAGGCGGCCGACCAGGTCCCAGACCTGCCAACCCTCAATTGTAAGCGGTCGGTTCAGCCGCGCCGGGCAGTCCGCGCAGGCTTGCGCGCAGGCTTCGC